AAATCCAACCTTTACAAGTTCCTCACCAAATGGCGCGGCAAACCGTTCGAGCCGGGTGAAGAGTTCAACCTCCGTTCCATGCTGGGCGTGGGTTGCGTTATTGAGATGGAAGAGTTCCGTCCAGATGGCGAGGACAAGGTTGTGGTCTATGTGGACCGCGCTCGAAAGCTCGGCAAAAAGGATTGGATCAAACCGTCCGGCGAATACGACGGCGACAAGGCCCGTGAACGGATCGAAGCGAAAAAGGAAGAAAACAACTCCGCCCAGCCCGCCTACACTGTTGAGAAGGGAGCGACTGATGACTTCGCCAACGTCGGTGAAGTCGAAGATGACGTACCATTCTAGGCCATGAATCAAGACTCGCCCGAACTTCACCAACCTCCTGCTGGGTGCGGCTTATGCCTTCGCCGTAACTCAGTCGGGCGAGTCTCTCTTTTAACTCGGACACTCAGGGCGGCGCGGTATGCGCTGGAGGGTGTTTTGCAGTTCGCTCAAGAGTTTGTGCTGCTGCTGATCTGGGTGTCCGTATTTTATTTTATTTTTAACATATTGAAACTGCTATGGATGATTTAACTTTAAAAGTCGAAGCGGGTTCAGAAGCGCATTGGTACTACGCCAATGGACTGAGCCAACACACAATAGAGTCGGGCGATGGCACGACTCGCAACACTAACCTGCGGGATGCCCGCAAACTGGGACTGTTCCCCAGTGTCACCGAAGTAATCAAAATTCTATCAAACTTCGGTATCACCAAATGGTATCAAGGAATGCTGATCGAGGCGGCATGGACTATGCCGGAAAAGTTTCGTGGCGAAAGCTACACGATGTTTGCCGAGCGTTGCCGTAAGGATGCCGACCAGTTCGGCGCCGATGCACGGGAATTTGGTTCGGCAATTCATGAGATGATTGACCGTTTCCATAGCGACCCGAATTACATTCCGGGCGATAAGTTGCTTTGGCCGTTTTATGAGAAATACAAGGCATGGTTCAGGGCCAACATCATTCGGGTGATCGATAGCGAGCGCACAGTGGTGAACAAAAAGCATGGTTACGCTGGCACCATGGACTTACTGGCGGAGCATCAGGAACACGGCACCGTGCTGATCGATTTCAAGACTCAGAACATGAAGTACGGGCGCCCTAATTACTATGATTCATGGCCGCTGCAATTGGCGGCGTACCGCGAATGCATCGAGCCTAAACCGCGTTGCCTGTCTGTTGTCATTAACAGTAAGGAGGCGATGGATCCATTTGAAAAACTTTGGGACGATCAAAAAACCAAAACCAGTTGGGACGTGTTTCGGCGCTGCACAGAAATCTGGCAGCTTCAGCGTAACTACTTCCCCCAAGCGCAGGAGGTGGCAGCATGAGTAATGCTATCAACTTTGAGGCTAAAGCCATTGCGGAATTAGCTGCGCCAATCTGGGGTGTTAAGTCATCCGACCTGTTGAGTCGGCGCCGCGTTTCTCAGGAAGTCACTGGTGCCAGGCAAGCATGCATGACGGTGCTGCGCACCCGTGGCTATTCACTGAGCGCAGTGGGCCGAGCATTTGATCGTGATCACGGCACGGTACTGCATGCGGTTAAGTCGGTTACCAACAACGTCGAGGTCTGGCCCGCGTTTCGCCAGAAGTGGGAGATGCTAGTCGGTGTGCTGGTGGAGGATGAGGATCCTGAAGACAAGGTTTCCATCACTCTGGAGGGACATATTCCGGGGCACCAAAATCTAACTGACCCGCAACTGGCTGCGGTCTTGGCGCAAAAGGCTGAGATCAAACAGGAACGGGTTCGGATTAAAAGGAGTTAGTGATGTGGATACTTCCAAAGCAATTAATCACATCTCTCTCTGTGCCGGATACGGAGGAATTGACCTTGGGTTGCGAAGAGTTTTCCCAACTTGCAGAACAGTCGCTTATGTGGAGATCGAGTGTTTCGCCGTCGCGAACTTGGTCGCAAAGATGGAAGAGGGTGAACTGGATCAAGCGCCTATCTGGACAAACCTTAAAACCCTGCCATTGGAAGCGTTTCCAACGGGCCTGGAGATTATCTCTGGCGGCTTCCCGTGCCAACCTTTCTCCGCCGCAGGTAAGCGGGAAGGCGACGAAGACCCAAGACACCTCTTCCCATACATAAAAAATGCAATACGAACTATTCAGCCAAGAATCGTCTTCCTTGAAAACGTGGAAGGAATCATCTCCGCAAAACTCAAGGGAGACGGATGGGAAGACCCAGCCGGAACGCCCGTTTTGCTCCATGTCATTAGAGAGTTGGAACGAGTGGGTTATAGGGCGACGGCAGGAGTATTCTCAGCGGCTGAAGTCGGCGCAACGCACCAACGCAAACGAGTCTTCATCTTGGCCCACTCCGGCAGCACACGAAGCACGGTTAGGCTTCCAGAACCGCAACAATGGAAAGAAGGGGACGCAGAAGTCTTTGACTACCGTAGTTATCGAAACTGGCCCGCCCGACCAGGCGAACCCCAGCACGAATGGGAAGAACCAAGAGTCGTGGGCGACGCCACAGGCGCAGAACTTTACGACGAGAGGAAACGAGCGGAAGGGCGAACTGGGATTACTGGGTCAGGTGAAGGAGCAATGGCCGACGCCCACAGCAATGAGTCGGCCTCGATCCGAGGAGACAATGGAGAAGTGTCTGAAGTTTCGACAGAGCAAAGGCAAGAACACTGTGCCGTTGTATCTGGAGGAGAAGGTGAAGAAAGAGGAGACATGGCCGACGCCGATTCAGACCGACTGCAAAAATGTTCCGTACCAGATGAGCAAGGGGCGGAAGATCACAAGGTTGATGGGCAAAGCAAACGGCAAACTGAATCCGAATTGGGTGGAGCAACTGATGGGCCTACCAGTGGGCTGGACCCAACTGCCAACCGCGTGGATCGGTTAAGGCTATTAGGCAATGGAGTGGTGCCGGATACGGCAGAAGTAGCGTTCAGAACGCTTTACAAGGAGTTGATGGATGAACAACAAAGTAATCAATCCTGAACAGGCTGAAGCCATGGGGCTTCGGTCATTAACTCGGCCCTACAGGCCGAAGCAAAAGGCCATGTGGGAGCGAGTGTGCGCCGACATGGAAAAAGGAGGAATCCCGTATGCTCTAGTACGGGTAAAAGTGGATCATGCTTATGGTCCCTATGATGGAATTGAGGTGTGGCGTGGTTGATATAAATGAATTAAAACAGAAATATACTTTACCAATGGCTGTAGCCGATCTGGGCTATGACCGTTCAATAATTAAGCCTTCAACGAACTGTCCGTTTCATGATGACAAAAACCCGTCATTTGGGATTTGGGAAGACAAGGGCGAGTGGAAGTGGAAGTGCCACGCCGGGTGTGGTGGTGGTGACGTAATCGACTTCATCGAGATTGCCCTGAACATCAGTCAGAATGAGGCGATCAAAAAGTTTAAGGAGTTAGCTGGCGCCGCCGACGCGGTGCCTGTCCTAATGGATCCACCAAACCGGATCAACTGGACTGAGGCTACCAATGCATTTCAACCTGCGCACCGTTCCAAGCTGGCCGAGTGGCGCGGGTTATCAAACGAGTTTGTAGACTGGCTACACGAGAATAACCATTTGGGCATCGTCCAGGGACAACTGGCATTCCCGGTACAACATCAACCCCGTACCACGCCAAACGGGAGTGCCGACGGTGCCCATCTCTTTCATAGGGAAAAGGGGTGGAGGATACTAGGCGGGAAGTCTTCCCCTTGGTGGATAGGCGACCATGAGGAACATGTGTTCGTCTTCGAGTCGCAGTGGGATGCGTTCGCCTTCATGGACAAGGTGAAGTGGGCCGAGTCCATTGCCGCAGTATCCTCAATCCTAATCACTCGCGGCGCACAGGGTGCCAAGAAGATTAACGGACTGATACCGGCCAAGTCTAAGGTGTATCTCTTCACCCAGAATGATGAGGCGGCTGAAAAATGGCAGGATGATATCACTGGCATGCATTCACGGTGCCACATTGTCGCCACACCGGATGAACATAAAGACCTCAACGATTGGGTGAAGGCCGGCGCAACCGGCAAGGAAATCGTCGAAGCAATGGAATCGGCGCCGCTCTACGAGAATCCCAATGCACCTAGACTGCCTGGCGCCATGGATTGGCCGGACTTGTTGGCGTTCGATGCCAGCAAGGACATGGACTGCATGCTGGGATCTCGTTGGCTCTCTAAAAGTGGTAGCTGCGTTTGGGTCGGCTCATCCGGGTTAGGCAAGTCAGTCCTCACTCTACAGGCAGCAATGACGTGGGCCGCCGGCATACCGTTCTTCGGTATCCAGCCAAAGGGCTATTACAAGAGTCTAATCGTCCAGGCTGAGAACAATTTCGGGGATGTGGCCGAAACCATCCAAGGCGTCAAAACCGGACTAGCCGAGGAGTATCCGGAGATTAGCTTCGACGAGATCCAGCAACGGGTCAGCATTGTGCGGATGGTCAACTCTCAGGGCATCGAGTTCATTGCCCAGCTAAAGTCCATGATCGCTGAGTATCAGCCCGACATGGTGTGGATCGATCCGCTCCTATGCTATTTAGGTGGAGATCCGAACTCGTCAGAGGATGTCAGCCACTTCACTGGGCTACTCGATGAACTAGCCATTGAGTCTAAGTGCCTGTTCCACCTGATTCATCACACCGGCAAGCCGAAGACCAGCAACGACACAAAGGGATTTACCAATGCGGATTTAATGTACGCTGGTTTAGGTTCTAGCGTCCTGACTAACTGGGCACGCGCCATCATGGTGTTACAGGCTGAAAGAGGCTCAGAGGGCGTATACAGGCTCACAGCGGCCAAGCGTGGTAAGCGGGCTGGTATGAGTCATGACTACAGCACTAGCTCAGACCATATCCACCTTGAACACTCCGACCGTGGATTGTGTTGGTTAGCATCAGACTACCAGCCAGAAGAGAAGAAGCCGGGTCGTAAGGCAACTGAGGTGCCGTTCACAGCCTTCAAAGATTCAATTGAGAACAGTCACGGCAAACTGTCCAAGGCAGGTCTAGCTAGGCATCTGGCAGACGAGTACGGCATGTCTCAAAGGAACATGGAGCGCCGAATCAACAACCTAATCGACAACAAGACCATCAAATACGGAAATGAGGGTGGATTGGTGTGGATTGGAGGTACGACAGAATAGTTTTGTCGTAAATAGGAACAGGAATGAACAGTAAAAACAGTATTAATATGGGTGACCGACAGAATAGGAATGGATGTCGTCGTCATTATGTCGAAGTACGACAGACAAAACCCCTTCCCCCTAAAGGGGAAAGGGTATTTTGTCGTCGTCCGTACTGGAGAGTTTTGTCATGAGTGAAAACGAGGAGAAGAAGCGAGTTAAGCCGAGGAAGAAACCCGGCAATAGTCCAACCGCTGCCAAGGCGTTAATCATGACTCCTGACCCGTCGAGGGTGGATGTTAAGGATCTCATCCCAGACTCATGCAGGGAGAAGAAGGGGAAGGATACGCTTGGTAGGACAAGGGGTGGACCGAACAAATACAATCCAGATACCGTGGAGGCTATTCTTAGGAATGTAGCCATAGGTATGCCGGAGGGGAGGGCAGCACAGTTAGCTGGAATTAGTGCGGGCACATTGACGGAGTGGAAGAAGAAGTGGGGTGACATGGCCGAGGCTCTCGCGTGCGCGGGTGCAGTGGCTCAGAATGAATTGTACGGCGTTGTGCGGCAAGGGATGGCCAAGAACCCTCGGTTGGCGCTGGAAGTCCTTGAGCGCCGGTTCCCGAACGAGTGGGCGGCACACAGCAAGCACCAGGTGGCTGGCGTGATCGCCCAGACGCAGATCAGCCCGGACATGCTGGCCGGATTGCACGGCGCGAGATCCGAGAGGGACGCATCAGGTGATACAGAATCACCTGATTCAGGCCCAGAAACCATTGATATATAGGGATATCCTGCACCGTGCTAACAGTTATGCTAACAGTTCCCGTCCTGAAAGGCCCACAAAAACAGGGGCGAACCAGGCATGGTCACGGCATCGAGGCCACAACCTGTAGTGGTGCGGGCGGCAGGGCATACCGCCGGCGGCGGCACAACATATGGGTGGGTCGGGGCAGGGCACCACAAGAAAATGGGGGTAGGGGGGCACCCAGATCGCGGCGCGGTATTTCGCCCCCCCCACCCCATTTTTACCCCTCGCGTAAGAAAATTATGAACAAACCAAAACTAAAAACCTACGTCGGGAAATACGAATGGGACAAAGGATCCATGGTAATGGACGAACTTAGCACCCGCGAATACAAGAGGGGTCTAAAACGAGCCATGAAAAAGCACGCAAAAAGGTTCCGGAACAAAAAGCCTTAATGTTCCGGTAGACACTCAAAAATGACTGACAAACCCACACAAGACACTGTTGCCGATCAAAGAGGCAGAAATACGAGCGACTACGCTAAGGGATGGGATGACGGGTATCAGATGGGATATTCGCGCCAACCCAAAATGAACCGGGACCACCTTCAGAAACGCATTGAGAAGCTGGAGAAAGAGGTAGCCCACTACAAGGAACTGGCGGGGAGATAGAAAATGGCAGAAGTAACGACCAAGACTAAGAAGCTGGATCCGAGTGTGACTGATTTGGAGAATTTCAGTCGCGAGATATTCGGGATGGACCTCTACCAGTGGCAGATTGATGCCATGAAGGCTATTACGGGGAAGGGGGGTAAGAGTCGGGTAGCGGTCCGGGCGGCGAATGGGTCGGGTAAGACCACATGTTTGGCGGCGCCGGCGGCGCTATGGCATGCCCTGATGTACCCTAACTCGATTACGATCACCACGTCGGGGGTATATCGTCAGGTTAAAGAGCAGATGTGGCCCTGCATCCGTTCACTGGCGGCAAAGGTTAAGGGTTGGGGGATACAGGTGAACCAGACTGACTTGGTGACCAACTCTGGATCTCGGATTATTGGGTTTAGTACGGATGACCCTGGTCGGTTTGAGGGTTGGCATGCGGAATCGCTCATGATCATTATTGATGAGGCTAAGACGGTGAATGATGGCATTTTTGAGGCGGTTGCTAGGTGTCAGCCTACCCGGCAGATTGTGATTAGTTCGCCTGGCGGCACTTCTGGGGAGTTTTACCGGATCTTTAACAAGCAACAGCACTTGTGGTCGCTGCATAAGGTGACCAGTTACGATTGCCCGCACATCAGTAAGGAATGGATTGAGGAACAGTTTGAGCGTTGGGGTCGGGATCACCCATTGATCAAGTCGATGGTCTTTGGTGAGTTTATGGAGGCAGATGATGAGCGGTTGGTTATCCCTTGGGCGACTTGGGACAATGCGACTGCCAATCCACCGCGGAAGTCGGGGAAGGATGTTTCGTGCGGGGTAGACTTTGCCGGGGGCGGGGATGAGAACGCTATGGCAATCCGGCGCGGGAATAAGGTTGAGAAGATTGTAACCTGGAGGGACCGGGACACTATGGCGTCAGTTGGCCGGTTCATTATGGAGTTCAAAAAGGAAGGTCTGAAGGAGGACCAGATTTACTGTGACGTAGGTGGACTAGGTTTGCCCATGGCCGACGCACTTGCGGAGGCTGGGTGGAACATTCACCGGGTCAACTTTGGGGGTCGGGCACAAGATCCCGATGCCTTTGTAAATCGATCAGCGGAAATGTGGTTCACCGTGGCCCGGTTGTTGGAAAAGTGTGAGATTATCATGCCGGACGATGAGGTTTTGGCGCAGCAACTCACCCAGCGCCGATGTTCGGCCAACAAAAACGGTAAACTGAACCTGGAAAGTAAGTCTGAGATGAAGGCTAGGGGGTTAAGTTCGCCGGATAGGGCGGATGCAGTGGTGATGGCGGTTGGCGCGAAGGGTCAACTGGACGATATGTTAATGGAATATGTCCGACCCAGCCTCGATGAAGTGTTAAATGGCTCATTTCCGGAAGATTCCTTGCCGGATGGGATGGATGTGGGGCTTTAAACGGAAAATTGGCCGTCGCCTCGCGGCTCCGACCAATTTTACCTGCGCCTGTCCACTGCTGACTACGCTAATGCGTCAATTGACGTATTAATTGTTGCCCGAACCGTATTTGTCCCGTCATAAAATGATGAATGGGACTATTGTCGCGTAAAGAATTGCACGGCGCAATTCGTGATGACCTAGCAGACCGCAATTCTTGGGATACGCGGCAAAGCATGTTCTACCGCATGCGCCACAACGGTCTTCGGCGCAAAAACAAGCCATGGCCCGGTGCGAGTGACGCGCACTTCCCGTTATCAGATACCGTTATCCAGCGGTTGGCGCCCTTTTACTTTCAGCAGATGTTTGCGACAGACCTGATCGCGCAATTTACGCCGATTAGGGATAAGACCACCGCATACGCCAATGCTGCTGCTCAATGGTTCGACTATCAGCTAAAACAAAAGTCGAACATTGAAACTGAAATTTTAAGCGTGATTGATTTCATGCTGATGAGTGGGCGTGCGGTAATTAAGACCTACTGGGACCATGACAAGAAACGGTTGGTGTTCCAGAACATTGATCCGCAGCACATTATTGTTCCGACC